TGCGCATCGCTAGTTATCGTAACTGGCCCAAAATTATTTCCATGTTTGTCGATAATAGGTTGGTATACAGTAGAAAACCACCAATCCTCGAGATATTTTTTATGTGGCTTGATGTTAGGATTATTGGCACGTAATTGTTGTATTATTTTATAAGCAAGTACACCAGCAATTGGTGTAAATTGCCCAATACAATATAAAGACATTGCTTTTGCTAATAATAATTCATCAAGAACTTTCTTTCCAGAATTGAAATATTGACTATGGTGTGTCCATCCCACCCTAAGTATATTTTGAACGCTAATAAGCGGTTTTAAATCAGTTGGGTTGTAATGTATTCCACAGAATACACATTTATTTAGATTTTTTAAATATTCAATTTTAATATTAAAACCCAGCGTTTTAAAATCATCTGCATTTAACGTGTTATTGGATAACCCAAAAATACCATCATCACCTTCTACAATTCCATCCACCTGTATTTGTTTGTTATGGCATAAAAAGAGCATATTTATTAGATTAGAAAAGGAGTTTCCTAGTGACGTCCACATCTCACCTGACATCCTGCTTCCTATCACTCTAAAATGATAATTTCCTTTTACATGTTTGGCATCTTCATTCCTAGGCACAATCATCCCATTTGGTAAGGTCTGGTAGTAACATTTTAAAATATTATCAAGAATAGCAGGGTTATGTTGAAACATGTACCGAAACAATTGACATTCTACAGCATCAGTATATAAAGGATTGAATCCAGATTCAAAACTGGTGTAATCTGTCTGTACGTGATATTTAAAATTTTTTTAATCTATCTATTAAAGTTGGTATCTCTAATACTTGATGATGTTTTATAAAATGTGGTATTTTAAAGAATTGTTCTTCAATTAAACGTATGTAAGGTCCTAAATAAACTTTAAAGATGTCAGTACGCGAATTAATAAATCTCAAATTCTTTAAGGTGGAATAAAATTCACGCTTAATAAAAGATTTTACTTTATAATCTTTTTGTAATAATAAAAAGTTTCGTTCTGATAATCTTTGAAAAGAGTTTCTCAATTGTTTCTTCCTACATTCAGTGTAGTGGCAGGATAATAACCATTGATCAAATTGGTATTGCATATCTAAT